TCCAGACCAGTTCCCTTACTTGTTGTAACTGGTCTGACTGACACCTTTTTCCGCATTTCGTCTATGTGGTTGTTGCAGAGGCGCTCTAGCGCCGATCGCTTGGTGAATGGCCAGGGTTCGTGTTTTTTAAGGTTTGGGCGCATTTTCTGGCGCCGGGGGGGCCCCAGGTTTCGATTCTAGGGGGGTCTTTTCACCTTTGGGTGTCTGGATACCCTCGTCCTGTATAAGACCCAGTTTGACGGCTTCTTGCCTGTTTTCGGCTTTCGATATGAAGTCGATTAGTTGTTCTGCTGAATTGTTGAATTTTTCGCGCAGTTTTGGTGGGAGGCTGTCGAAGGCCTCCTGTGTTTTCCTGATAACGTCCAGGCTTCCTCTGAAATCCGGCACCTCGCTGACATCAGCGTAGAGTGGTGTGCCTGTGTTCATGGAGGTTAACAGGCCAGTTTTGGCCCACCGCTCAACGATAGTGTTTATGTTGGTCTCGTCTCCGTACTCTTGTTTTGTCATGCTTTCGCCCACTGTGGCGAATTGAACTCTACGGCGTTTATTGAAGCTGTAGGTTTTTGGGCATGGCTTGATGTGCTTTTCCATTAGTAACCCCCTCTGCCGCCAAGCGGTTGAAGCGTTTCGTTTTTGCGGTCTGCTCCTGTTGGAATCTTGCCGCCGAAAATTCGGTCTATAAGTTTCATGGCTATGCCTGTGCCGCCTACCATTCCTGCCCAGGGCAGGATCCTACCTGACACTGCATCATAGGCGGCTAGTTTGTCTCCGTGATCGTTCCAGAATCTCATTTCAGCTTCCAGTCTTGGAAGTCCGGCGGCGATAGCGCGCGCGGTGTAGGATTCTTTCTCGTTCTGTGTTCGTAACAATCGCTCAGTCATGGACGAAGTCCTTGTGTCCTGGTCAAGCTTGTCCTTGGTGGATTCGGCGATTGTTCGTTCGTTTTTCATTCTTAAGGCCTCAGAGGCTGAGGCCATGGCTTTTTGTCCCACACCTGGTGGGACTATGTTTTGCATTGTTGCGGTGGATCCACTAGGCGTAGTGGCTCCACCCTGTTGATACGCTAGCATTGGGTTTAACCCGGCCTTTTTCATGTCTGCCATAGCACGTTGGTAAGCGGTGCTAGACATTCTCTCTTGGAAGGCCATTTGTTCCCTGGCCATACCCTTGTTTGCTTGGTTTGCTTGATGCTGTCCGACCATTCCTAAAGCGTCCCCTACGAGTGAGGACGCTCCACCGATTAAGGCACCTGCGATGAGTGGAGCTACCATAAGTCCTCCTAAATTCGACGGGGCCGGATCCTGGCCGGGGATCCTGGCCCCCTCCCACTTCTAGAAGTGGTCTACCATTCCTGGGACGCTGTACAACGGCATCGGTCGGGCGCATCGTAGTTTGAAGAATGCGTCTAGTATGAAGTGTTTCTCTTCTGGCACGGCTATTACCCTCTCGATTGGAGGGTTGTCTTGGATGAAGCTGTCGTTAAGCACTGGAAGGGCTGAGAAGTCCTGTGCCAGATGCCATATATCGAGTGACGCGCCTGCGTCTGATTTCATCTGCGCCGTCACTAGGCTATTTCGGTATTTCGCTTCCGCGTACCTCTCTTGGTAACCGAAAATTCCGTCATCGGTTTCGTTTCCTTGGAAGTAGATTTCCTTGTTGTAGATCGGCTGTTCGCCTAAGTGACTAAGAACAGGCCAATAGAAATCGTAACGGGTTTTGTAGCTCCACTGTCTCTCCACGCCTTGTTGATAACTCAACGACGCATTGACCTGAATTAGACCCATGACGATACAGTGCTCGGTGAAGCTTTTACTAAATCCGTGATCGCTTCCCGACACTGTTCCGAATGCGGCTAAGTTACCTTGTGGGGTGTCAGTGTACCCGGTGTCAGCCGGGGATCCCGAAGTTTGCGCAAGTGGGTGGATGTTGACATAACTTCTACCACCTCCTAGGTATTCCGGCCTCCAATTGAGGTCCGGGTGGTCAACTCCGAAATGGGCCTTGATCACTTCTTTGTAGCGAGTTCCTGATCTCGCGTCTCGTTCCAGGAGCCTCTGGATCTGGAACGCTTGTCTGAATTCGTTGATTGTGACGGGACTTGAAAGCGTAATGTTGGCTTGGAGCCCTGTTTCTGTTCCCCAAGCGGCTAAGTCTGCGACGCTAAGAGGGTTGGCGTATGTAACTGTTCCGCCAGGGAATAGGGATACGTCCCTATCAGTTCCACCTGCGAATGGCTTGAATGTTATACGGCCTCCCGTCGATACGACGGGTGCTACATTGGCCGTTCCTAATGCCGGAGCGGTCCCTTTTTGGGGCCAGGGGAGAGCGCTCGTGAAGTAGTCCGGGCGCTTAGTTCGTCGAAGTAATTCCCCTCCGGCTTCATACACGTCTGGTCCGTCACCTGTCCCGTAGGCTGGGAATTGCGAATTCTGCAGGTTCTGGTCTCTGAACCACTCATCATAAATTTTCAGATACGATCTGAACGGAAAAGCCATTACGGATAGTCCCGGTTTTCCGATAGGGAGCCCGAGATAGTCGGCGATCTTGTTCAGTCCTACTCCTCCCGTTCCGAAGGTGGCCTGTGGCACTGTGTAGACTGTCGTATCTGTTGGGTTTACTTGTTCGCCGCAGAAGTTCTGCCAGTGGCTCCATATTAATCGAATCGGCACTGAAAACCAGAAGCTCTCTAGGACGAGGTTGTCCATGAATGGCTTTATCGGTGTTGCCAGTCGGGCAAACACCGTCATATTCATATTGAAGGTGTCCCCTGGGTAGGCGATGTCCCAGAATATGGGGACGAGGACTCCGGCGTTGAATACGCTCTTATAGCTGGCTGATCTGTCGAATGTTGATCTCTGAATATCCGCTTGCGGTACTTTGCCGAAGTTGTGAACCATTTGATTATTCATGTGTCCTCCATTACCCGCAAGCGGGTTGTTGTTATGCTTCTTTTAGTGTTGGCGTCACGAAGGTGATGCCGTCTCCGATCATGGCCGGAGGATCCTCCGGCTTAATGCTTCCGTTTACCTCGTTGTATGTTGCGATGTGGTACAGCGCGTAATCTTCTGGATGTTTGCCGATCGTGGATCCAGTGTCTTTTACTCCGTCTGTGAAGCTCCTGATAGCGACTTGATCATTTAGCATGAAGTTTGGCTGTCCGAAGAGTAGGGCTTTCTTGTCGTAGACGGAATACAGTCTGAGAATCACAGTTTGTCCCTCCGTAGTAGTTTTAGTTTTGCCATTTGGCATTCTTCTTTGACAGGTAGCCGGAAGCTGTCATTGTCTGCTTCCCTGAGTTTGGCTTCCTTGCGTCGTCGCTTCTTGATCTTTTCGTAGAGCTCAGGATCCTCTGTCTCAAGGAGCCTATCATAATATCTCGGAGGTGTCACTCTCCCTCCGTTGTGGATTAAGTATCCCGATGGAAATACATCGCTGTGGTATTTCTTGTACCAATCCCGGGCAATGCCCGGTCGTCGGCTCATCGTGCAATATTCTGATTGGAGTATTTCTCCTGTTTCCCGGTCCGCATAATGTTCTAATGCGGCCTGGCCTGTAATCTTTTTTACGCAGTATCGCGCCACGTAGGCGCAACTCTCGTATGTGACTGTCCCTACTTCTGAGTAACCCCAGGGCCATAACTTCTCAAGTATCGCTGACCTGTAACCTGTATTACCGTTGCGCACCCTCCAAGGCTTGCGATCATCAAAATCAACGCCAAATAATATCGCATGGTAATGCGGCCTGTGGAGTTGGTCTCCGTATTCTCCGCAGTGGAAGTAGCGGATCCCTCCTCCGTAGTGTTTGCGCAATCGTTTCATAAAGAGCTGAAAGTCTTCCTTTTTCAAGCTCTTTGGTACGTTTTCTTCGCTGTAGGTGAGTGTAACGAAGCATGTCTTTTCGTGTTGTTTGGCTTCGTGCATCATGCGCATCGCCCACTCTTGCGATCGTCTTAGTCTGCAACCGATGCACTGTCCGCAAGGGATCATAAGGGGTTGCCGTCCGGCCCCCTTGGTAAATACGAGCGGTGTCTTTCCGCTCTTGTTCTTCGGCCCTAGCCAGGCCTGTATAGGATAGTAACAGGCCAATTATAATTTCACTCCGCCTCTCGCTAGTCCTGAACGGTAGTTCTTCTTATGAACTCTCATTGCTCCCCGTCTGAATGTCCTTCTTGAGGCCTTCTTGCTCATTCTGCGTCTCATCATGTTCTAGTTCCTCCTGTATGACGTATCCGGCATCGCACTTCTCGCAAAATATAATGCGTAGGCGTGACTCGGTCGT